TCACGCTGAACAAGCTGCGTCAGGCTGCCCGTCAGCTCGAGGCTGCGCACGCTCAGCTCGTGACCGAGAAGCTGGCCTCTTCGGTCAACTTCGGCACGACCGCCGTCGAGCCTGGCTACCTGGTGTTCATCCACACCGACATGGAAGCCGACTTCCGTAACCTGACCAACTTCGTGCCGCTGGCTCGTTACGGTCAGCAGAAGCCGGTCCATGAGCGTGAGGTTGGCACGGTCGAGCGCTTCCGCGTCATCACCTCGCCGTACTTCAAGCCGTTCCTGGCTGGCGGCGGCACGATCACTGCGGGCACCTTCCTGTCCAACGGTGGCACCTCCGGCACCACGGCTGACGTCTACCCCATTATGGTGGTGGCTCAGGAAGCCTGGGGCCAGGTCGCTCTGAAGGGCATGGGCGCGATCCAGCCGATCTACTTGCCTGCAAAGCAGATCACGCACGCCAACCCGATGGGCCAGTTCGGATATGTCGGCGCCAACTTCTACAAGAACGCGGTGCGACTGAACGAGAACTGGATGGTCCGCATCGAAGCGGCCTGCTCGGCTCTGTGATGACACGCTAGGGCGAAAGCCCTAGCGAACCGAAAGGAACCGATATGCCCATCGAATCTGTACGTCAACGTGTCAACGCCCTCGCTGGCCCCGGCGATCGTCAAGAGCTGGCGATCCTGCTGGCAGCCGTGGTCGACGCCCTGCAGGCCGTAGCGGCCAAGCTGGACGCCGACGGCGGCGTCACCGACACGAACTACGCGGCCACCGTGGCCACGTTCGTCATCGACTGAAAGGAACTTCACCATGTCTGACAATCTCTCCCTGTCTGCCGGCTTTACCGCCGGTCTTTCGAGTGGCGGCTGGGCCGAAGGCACCAACGCCAACACCATCCAGAACGCCTCGACGGTCACCTTCGTGATCGACGGCCGTTTCTACAGCAAGAGCGCGACCGACAACATCGCGATCAGCTATAGCGGCCCGTCGGTTTACCAGGCGGCTGCCGGCGGTATCCAAAGCGTCAACGGCGGCTTCACGGGTGGCGTCAACGGCTCTACGCGGAACTACCTGATCTGCCTGGACACGAGCGGCGCTGTGTCGATCGTCCCGGGCCCGATCGTGGACTCTGCCGAGCTGGCTGCTGGCCGCGTGGCTCTGATGTTCCCTGACTCGCCCAACGGCGTGTGCCCGGTCGCTGCTCTGCGCATCGCGCTGACGGCTGGCACGACCTTCACTCCCGGTTCGACCGACCTGTCGGCATCCGGTGTGACGGACACGTTCTACAACCTGGCCACCGTGCCGGCCAACCCGCTGACTGCCTAAGTCGGCAGGGGGTCACCTTCGGGTGGCCCCCACCCTTGAACACCAGGAGACTTCACCATGACCAATCGCACCGTCAACAGCTACGAGCGCAACCGATCCGTTGCGTCCGAGGACGTGGACATCGTCAACCGGGTTACGCCCGCGGCCGAGGCTTCATCGCCAGGCGGGGTCGAGATCGACACCGATCGTGTCATCCGCACCGACCAGATCGACGAAGAGTCTTTCATGCGAGACGAGCTTGAGGTTCACTTCAACGAGCCGGGCAACGAGAACGAGCCCAGCTTCGTCGAGGTCAACGTCAACGGCGACTACCGCATGGTGGTCCGAGGCGATACCGCCAAGCTGCGCAGGTATCACATTGCTGTGCTGGCCAATGCCAAGCAGTCGCGTGTGCGCCAGCGCAAGATCGTTGCGCCAGACGGCAGCATGGGCTTCCAAGAGGAGAACGTGCTGTCTTTGACTTACCCCTTCCAGGTCATGCACGACCCGAACCCTCGGATGGGTGTGCCCTGGCTCAAAAAGCTGTTGTCGCAGCCGGTCTGATAGATGAACTACCTGCAGCTCGCGCAACGTCTGGCCGTCGAGTGTGGGGTCGCCGGTGGCGGCCCTGCCTCTGTTCTGGGTCAGACTGGCATGTACCAGAAGCTCGTGAACTGGACCAACGACGCATGGGTCGAGATCCAGGGCATGCACGACAACTGGAGCTGGATGCGCCAGCCGTTCACCTTCGAGACAGTCGCCAGCACTGGTGACTATCTGCCAGCCAGCATCACCAACACGGTAACCAGCTCCCTGATGACTGACCTTCGGTACTGGTGGAAGGACACCTTCCGCTGCCAGAAGAAGAGCATTGGCGTGCAGGACGAGCAGTGGCTGGTGGAGTGGGAATACCAGGTATTCCGCAACACCTACCGCTTCAACGTGCAGGTCAACGGCCGGCCTGTGGTTTTCGCGATCAAGCCCAACGGCAAGGCCGTCATGCTGGGCCAGATCCCTGACGACGTCTATCAGATCAGCGGCGAGTACCAGACCCTGCCGACGTCGATGACTGCGGACGCTGACGTGCCGGCCGCGCCCACTCACTTGCACCTGGCCATCGTCTACAAGGCCATGCAGTTCTACGGCCTGTTCGAGGCTGCTCCTGAGGTGCTGAGCAAGGGCAACACCGAGTTCAGCCGGCTGATGAATCAGCTCGAGCGAGAGCAGCTCCCTGAGCTGTATCTGGGGAACCCGCTGGCTTGAGTCGCAACATGCAACAGGCCCAGCTACCCAAGGTCCAGTACGAGCTCATCACCCTTGGTGGCGGCCTTGACCTGGTCACGCCATTGCTGTCGCTGCCACCCGGCGTGGTCCGCACTGGAGTCAACTTCGAGTGCTCCATCACGGGCGGTTACACGCGCGTTGCTGGCTACGAGCGATTCGACGGCCGGCCCAGCCCGTCAGATGCTACCTACACCACCCTGACCGCTGCCATCACTGGGTCGATCGTGGCGGGCAACACCATCACCGGCGCCACCTCCGGCGCGACGGGTGTCGTGTTCCTTGTCAGCGGATCGACCGTCGCCTTCACCAAGGCTACCGGCACGTTTACTGCGGGGGAGACTATCCGCGTCGGGGGTGTTGGCCAGGGCACTGTGACTGCGCTGGAGCCTGCCACGCCGCTGACTTCGCAGCAGTCGGCGCAGTACCTCAACCTTGCTGCCGACGTCTACCGGGCTGACATCGGCACGGTGCCCGGGTCTGGTCCGGTTCGTGGCGTGGCCTACTACAGCGGCACCGTGTACGCCTGGCGGAACAACGTCGGCGCCACTGCGTTGGCCATGTACAAGTCCTCCGCGTCGGGCTGGACGTTGGTCTCCTACGGCTTTGAGATGTCGTTCCAACACGGCACCATTGCCTTGGTCGATGGCAACACGATCACCGGCCAGACCAGTGGCGCGACAGCCACCATCAAACGAGTGGTGGTTGAGTCTGGATCCTGGTCCGGCAACGACGCCGCCGGCCGGCTGATCTTCGCTTCAGTCACTGGGACCTTCCAGGCCGGCGAAAACCTGCGGATAGGGTCTACCACCTACGCCCATGCAGTGGCGGCTCAGACAGCCATCACGGCCCTGCCCAGTGGCCGTGTGGAGACGGTGGTGGCCAACTTCGGTGGCAACGTCAACACGACCAGGCTGTACGGCTGCGATGGCGTCAACAGGGCCTTCGAGTTTGACTTTGTGCAGCAGGTCTATGTGCCGCTGGACACCGGCATGGCGGACGACCGGCCAAACCACATTGCGTTCCACAAGAGCCACCTGTTCTTGAGCTTCGGCAGCTCGGTGCAACACTCGGCCATCGGCGACCCATATCTGTGGAGTCCCATCTTTGGCGCGGGCGAGATCGCGCTGATCGACAGCGTGACGGCGTTCCTCGTGCTGCCTGGCGACCAGTCAACGGGTGCCATGGCGATCTACGCCGACGACAACACCTTTATGCTGTACGGCACAAGTTCAGAGAATTGGAATCTGGTGTCCTACAACGTGGGCACCGGTGCCAAGCCGTACAGCGCACAGAACCTGGTGTCGAGCTTCGCGTTCGACGACCGGGGGATCATGAGCCTGACGACGACGCTGAACTACGGCAACTTCGATGCCTCGGCCCTGACGCTAAACATCCGCCCGTTCGTGCAGCAGCGTCGCAACAAGGTGACCGCCTCGGGCGTGAACCGGGAGAAGTCGCAGTACCGCGTCTTCTTCAGTGACGGCTCCGGCATCTACGCGACTCTGTTCAACGGCAAGTACATGGGCTCGATGCCTGTGGAATTCCCAGACGCCGTGAACTGCATGTGCGATGGGGAAGACCCCGATGGATCTGAGACGGCGTTCTTCGGTTCTACCGATGGGCGCGTGTACCGGCTTGATGTGGGCACGTCGTTTGACGGGGACGAGATCGGTGCATCGATCATCCTGACCTACAACTTCGCGAAATCCCCGCGGATCCTGAAGCGCTGGCGCCGAGCATCTCTCGAGGTCGACGGCACCGCCTACGCCGAATTCTCGTTCAACTACTCCTTGGCCTACGCCTCGACGCAGGTGCCGCAGGGTGTGCAGGAGTCGTACTCGACGAACCTGTCGGCGAGCTTTTGGGACAACGTCAACTGGGACAACTTTGTCTGGGACGGCCGCACGCTTGCGCCGTCTGAGGTCGAGGTGGTTGGCACGGGCGAGAACATCGCTGTGCAGATCGCGTGTAACTCGGACTACTACTCGCCGTTCACGATCAACTCGGTCATTCTTCACTACAGCATGCGCAGAGGACTTCGATGAGCAACCCGTACTACAACGGGGGAGCATTCCCCGCGACCGGCGCGCCGGCAACTTCGTCCTCCATGCGGGCCGAGCTTGCTTCAATCTCGACTGGTTTCGACAAGCTGCCGACTCTGTCTGGCAACGCCAACAAGCTCGTCACGGTCAACTCATCCGGCACGGCGCTGGAAGCCGTCAGCGTGCTGCCGTCGCTGACCATCACTGACACGAACCTGGTGGTGGAAGACAACGCCGACAGCACGCGCAAGTTCAGGTTTGAGGCCAGCGGTATTACCGCGGGCGCGACCCGCGTGCTGACGGTGCCTGACGCCAACATGACGTTGGTGGGGGCGGACACGGTCCAGACGCTGACGAACAAGACGATCAACCTGACGAACAACCTGTTCACCGCCACCTCGGCGCAACTGGCTGCGGCTGTCACGGACGAGACTGGCACAGGCTCTTTGGTGTTTGCCACCTCCCCCACGCTGGTGACTCCTGCCTTGGGCACTCCCACCTCGGTCACGCTGACCAACGCCACGGGGCTTCCTGTATCAACAGGTATTTCTGGGCTAGGTACTAACGTAGCTACTGCTCTTGCAGTTAATGTCGGTACTGCTGGCGCATTTGTAGCTAACGGCGGGGCTCTGGGTACGCCATCGTCTGGAACTTTGACCAACGCCACGGGCTTGCCTCTCTCGACGGGCGTTACGGGCACATTGGCTACGACGAACGGCGGCACGGGGCTGACCTCTTTCACCTCCGGTGGGGTGGTGTATGCCTCCAGCACAAGTGCGCTGGCTACGGGGAGTGCGCTGACGTTTGATGGGACCAATTTAATCGCGACGCGCGGACTAAAGGCAGCGTCGGCTGGGATTGCTGTTTCCAGTTTTGTAGACGG